GATTTGGTAAACATCCGAGTTACCAACGTAAGCTCCAGTCTGGTCATATTGACACACAAGACTTGAAATCTGCGCTCCTTCTCCTTCATCGCCGAGACCGATGTGAGCAATAGCAAAAGGAAGAGTAGCATTACCAGTCGGAGTTGCATAGCTAATTCCTTCTGAGCGGATGATAAACGCCGTGCCACTTGTGACAATGAGCCCAGAAAGATAATCAGCTATATCAGCAAGTTGCTCAAAGCCAGCACCAGTAATGTTACCTGTGAGATCCAGTGGATTCCAGTTATCAAGCTTTCCTGCTGTAGTCCAAGCAAAGATCATATCTGTCGATTGAATTACGGTTCCCGGCGCAGGAATAAGACCAAGTCCAATCAGAGAACCGGTGAACTTTCTAAGTACACGCACACCTTGATATGTAGTGGAAACTACGAAAGCACCAGGACCGCCATATTTGATAATCGCAGGTCCAATATTACCTATGTAGAGTGTTCCACCAACAGCTGTGATCGAAGCTTGTGTTGGAAGCAGAGTAGAAAGTACAGTACCACTTCCAGCTCCATCTGAACCACCTGTGAGATTTCCAAAAAGTGGCTCATGAAAAGGAAAGAAATAATAAAACAAATCCGGCCCAGTAATCGTTGAGCGATCTTGAACAGTGATGCTATTTCCTATGGCACCAGGAATAATCGCTGTAAGCACTAAAGCACTGTGACCGCTGTCAACTTCTGCTGTCACATTTGCATCAGGAGGATAAGTTCCAGTACCTTTTATATCTGAAGCCATCGTATTTAAAATAAACGCTGGTCCTGTAGTAAGCGTTGGTACTGGTGCAGCAGATAAAGCCATAAACGATAAAGGACGACAAAGATAACCTGTGTTCGCATCTCCGGCAGATATAAGTTCAAAAGAAACAACAGAACCACCAGGCCCAACCTCAGTGATTAAAACTTGCGCATTTGCTCCTGTATAACCTGAAACTTGCCCAATCAATTCATATAGCTCTCCAACATTAAAACCAGCTCCTCCCCCACCAAAACAAGAGATCAAAGGCCCGATACTTAATGTATCGTCTGTAAAATTATGTCTCACCCCGCCTGCCGCAACCTCTATAACTTGACAAAGTGTAACCCCAGCAAGAGTGGGTGTTGTTGGAGTAATACCGTTACTCTCAACAGTGTATGTAGCAGTACCGCTCGGCCCATTAATATTAAGTATCACATCGCTATTCTGTGTATATACAAGAGCCGCAGCTCCTACTGCATAGTTCCAACCAGCTACACCAACACTAACCGGAAGATAGGAAACGTTCACGTAGTTAGCGGTAAAAGAATCTGGTACAAGAGTGAAACCTATGATATTGCCACCGCCTCCAACAGCAGTAACAATGATTTGAGCGGTTACATTCGTTCCTTGTTGAATCCAATAAGTCGAACCGACTGAGTAGTTAATACCTCCTGTTACAGTTAAAGCCGTAATAATTCCAGGAAGACTAAAAGCAGTATTCGAGGGACTTCCAGAAGTTGCACCTGTGAGAGTTGTTACTCCAGTTATAGTAACCGTCGCCCCAGTTCCCGGCGTTGCAGAACTGGTAGTCTGAAGCTGCAACGAGATTGATGCCGCCGTGTCTGGTGTTAAACTATTAAACAATGTATAATTTAGCGTATCATTATAAAACGTCGCCGGATTTCCAGGAATCCAAGAAGTCATGTAGAACGTATATGCTACTCCAGTAGGAGAACCTGCTACTGCGACAGCAGTATAACCAAGAGCGTAGTTTAATGTACCATACTTAGGACTATAAAAGTTTCCAAATCCAATCAGCGTCACACCAACAATACCGTTCCAGAGAACAGGAATCTGCACTGGAACAAGCGATGCTGCGACTAACTTATTGTCTACTACTATGAAGCCATCGCACTGTGTAAAACACCGTGGATCAATGTAAGCTGGCGGCGCAGACGAATCCACGCCGCCAAATGGAGCTTCTATTCCACCATAGGTAACCTCAAGTCCGATGTTACCGTTTGAGAGTTCCTCTGTTTTGATATGCCCCACTAGAAGCCTCGCTTACTTAGTACCGAGATACAAGTCAACTTCACCAGTAAATGTGCCGCCGAAGGTTACAGGTCCAGAGAGCCAACCAAGTTCTCCGAACGTTATCTGTTGTGTACTAGCAGTCCATGTCCAAGTGTAAAGTCTGCCAGCTTCGTCTGTGATTGTAAAGGTGTTCGTGGACGTACCACCTGTCCACGAGCCACCTTTGACTTTGACGTTTAACGTACCGAAAGGAGTTGATCCAGCTTGTGTTACCTTCCAGATACGGCCTGTGAAATCATTTGCCACAAGCTACCTCCTTTCTTAGTTAAGGTTATAGGAGCAATTCAACATCACTCCATAAAAATTGATCGTACCGCCAGAGCCGGCGGTGAGATTGATATTAACAAGAACTGCTGTGTCTCCTGCTTGTGCTGGTACAATCATTGCAGGCGAGGTTACAGGAATGTTTGTAACCTGAGGCTGTGCGCCAATAGCAGTAGGCAGACCGTTTGCACCAAGCGCGATTATATTAGTCACAACCGGTGCTACAAGATTCTGAAACTGTGTCTTTGTAAGTGCAGCTGTAGCTGCGCCTGCTGTTACAGCCAGCACTTGATAGACTACATCTATCGAGTTGACTTGCCAACCTTTAGCAAGCGGTCCACGCTGAACATTACCAAGAGTTGCAAGCTGTGCTGCTGTGAGAGGCGGAAAACCAGCAGAAAGTCCTAGAGGCCCACCAGTATTTGCTACAGTAGAAGGACCAGGAACAGAAGCAGCAGTTCCAAACTGTTCTTGATCAATCACTGATGATGCGTAAACACCAGAGCGCAAAGTTGTTGCTTCTGGAGATTTGAAAAACTTAGCTGCCGCAGTAGAAGGAACTGTTACGTAAAGCAATCCTTGTGCGGGAGCCGCAGGTCTGGTTGCCACAGCAGCAAAGTCCACAAACTCGTCTGCGCCAATCCAAAGATGTGCGTCAGACTGTGGAGTTCCTTGTTCCCATTTACCCTCAGTAAAACTCATTTTGTCACTCCTCGCGGCACGCCGCTAGATTAGAAAATCTTCTACTTCTTCTGCAAAATCTGGATGACGAAGCTTATCTACAGGAACGAGTTCTTCTTTGCCGTCGGTCAAGACTTGTGCTATCCTAACATCCCGTTCACCGATAAGTCCCAGTTTACCATTAGAGTCCTGACATTCAGGACCAAGCAGCAAGCCTCGTTCCCATTTCATAACTGCTATCTTCGTTTTCTTGTCACACCGATCGCAGTAATGCCACGGTCCTGTCCAGAAGGTATGTCGAAGTCCGGTTTGTGCAAAGAAGCTCATTTAGAATCCTTTTAGCAGATCGGGGCCGGGAGCAGGCTCGACCCCTTTCCACTATTCGTAATGATGCTCTATTACGAAACTGTTTACGGTCCCTGAGTCCCCCAGACTCCCTGCCACCGTGGGCACCAAGCAGCAACTCTCATACGAGTCTTCTGCTTGATAGCGTCGGTATCAAAATCATCATCAAAGTCTGTAGTAGGCTTTTCACGATTAATGACTTCCAGAGCATGATCCGCCTTATCTGCGACAAGATACCATGCGCTAGGAGAGTTAAGCCACGGAACCTCGATGTTCTTGTAATCCTCAGGCAACAGAGAGTTGATGGTGTTATCTGCTGTATAAGGCTTACCAGAAGAACCGAGGATCTCACGAACTAGGAAGCGTAATTCAGGAGGCGTGATCAAGTTAACCCAACGCAGTCTGATCGGGAAACCCATGTTGTCAATCATACGCGCTGCGTGATTAGTGGCAAGTTGCAGACCAGCAACCGAGAAATCTACGTCCACCGAGGGACGGTTAGGATATGTACCCGGCGCTGAGATAACACCCGCTGCTCCAGGAGCGATCTGCGTAGCCTGTGCTCCGCCGAGAAGAGCGTGAGTATTGTAGAACAAAGGATTACCGTCAAAAGTCGTAACCGCTGACGTGAAGCCTTGATTAAACACATTCCACGCGATCATCTCTTTGGTGAACGCTGCGCTACGAGCAAGCAACGTCGGTCCTTTCTTGCCGACAAGACCGTATCTGTCATCATCGTACAATTCCTTGGAAGTTCTAATACCCAAGGAATACGTGAGTGGCTCGACTCTCTTGGAAGCGCCCTGCTTCATTTCTGTATAAGCGGTCGAACTATTTTCAGGTTTTTCTTGAAGAACCGAAATCCCGGCCATTTCAAGCTCTTGCTCGTACTCAAATTCCGAATCTACCTCGTGAAAGACTTTCGGATAATCTGAAGCTTTGAGCTGGTTATCGAGGCTGTCAAAGTAGATTTTCCTCAGCCCCGGCTGCATTAGTTGTGAAAACTTCGCTCGTACTTGAGGCATGTTAAATCTCCTTTGAGTTAGTTAATCTGGATCGCGGTTGTAAGGAACTGAAAGTAAACAGGATAGTTAAGACCCGAGCCAAGAGGAAGAGCCACGATCTGTACAACCGCAGAGCCACCTGTTTTGGACTTGTCTACATACCAAGTTCCATCACCTGTGCTCTTGGTCAAGCCATAGCTTTTACCAATGTCAGACTGTACTGGAGTCCAATCAGCAGCGAGAGCGCCGGTAAGATTGTCAAACAACGCCGAGAAGATGCTGTCTTGATTCGGCGTCATGTAGAGAGTACGCCCATCGGATACAGGAGTACCGATAGCAATATTGACACCGCTCGGTTGTCCAGGAACGTTGCCATAAGTTGCAATGGCGATATTGCCTGTAATTCCACCAAACGGAGGCACAGGCGCTCCAGCACCGGCGCTACCGAGATTAAGTCCAAAGGATTCTGAGATACCCAGAATCCCAGCTGCTACAGTCGCGCCATCCCAAGCTTGTACAAAACCTGAGGCGTTCAACTGTACCGGAGTTCCAGATAGAAAAGTCTGCCCCGCCGCTTCGTTATTGGAGACAGTATATGGCGTGGTTCCCGCCTTCTCCAACACTTGAATAATCGGCAGATGAGTAGTGAGGTTT